TTGGATTCCGAGTTGGGCGGCGGATTTGGTTCTCGCCCAGGACGTTGCGGCCACGGATGCGGGAATCAAAATCGAACAGATGTTCTATTCGCGTTTTTATTTTCCATCGAAGGCGCGGCGCTACGTTGCCCTGATTCCCGCAACCGGCGGCGGCGCGGGAAAAGTGTACCGTCACATTATCGCCGCCGTGGACAACGGAGACGGGACCGAAACGTTGACCTTTGACGCGGCGGTAGGAGTGTATTTTCCCGCCGCGAGCACGATGGTTTCGCTTCTCGGCTTTGTGCGTCTCGGAGCGGATGACCTGGAAATCGAATGGGAGAACACCGAATTAGCCTACTGCAATCTGGCGATTCAGGAACTTCCGAGGGAAGCGCCGTGAGCTACGATTCGGTAGAAAAGTCCACGGCGACCGCCCAGCCGTTTGAGCTTTATCTTTTTGTGACCGGCAACCAGTCTTTTTTTCTGACCAGCGCGGACCAGCCCATCGTCTATCTCGGAAACACCTACCTGCCGGCGACCATCGACCGCACGGAAATGGAGCACACCAACGAAGTAGTTTCCGGACAAATCAAAATCTATTTGCCCCCGGCCCACCCCGTCGCGCAGTTTTTCATTCCCGGCCTGCCCCCAACCGAGATGGATGTAACCGTTTTCGGCGGTCACTACAACGACCCGGAAATTGCGGTCCTCTTCTCCGGTCAAGTGGCGTCCGCCCGTTTCACCGACCAGTGCGAACTCATCTGCTACGACGACATTTACAAACTCCAGCGGAAAGTCCCGAAGCAGCAGTACCACACAACCTGCGCCCACATTTTCGGAGATTCGGGATGCACCGTGAACCTCGCGCTCTACACCACGGCGGGAGTAATCGCCAGCGTGAATTCGACGGGCGACGGGTTGAACGTGCCGGCCTTTGCGGGACAAACGCATCCGTTGACGGGCGGCTATTTCCGGCGCGGGAACGATGCGCGGATGGTCGTTTCGGATGACGGCGCGGGGAACATCACGCTTCTTTATCCAATCGCCAATTTGAAACCCGGAGATGCGTGCAGCGGGATCGCCGGCTGCCAACTGACCTATGCGGCGTGCAAGAGCTACAACAACGTGGCCCATTTTCTCGGATTCGATTTGATTCCGACAACCAATCCTTTCGACGGGAGCATTGCCTAGTGTTTTGGTTCCTGCTGCTGATGTTTATTGCTACGACCGTGATCGGCGCTCTACTCAAGCCGAAATCGCGGCTCGTCCATAGTTCGCTCGGAGATTTTCAATTCCCGACCGCGCAGGAATCGCGGCCCATTCCCTACATCGGCGGAACCGTGATGATAAAGGGCGGGAACACGGTTTGGTGGGGAGACCTCCACGTTAGCAGCGTAAAGGCGGGCGGAATTTTCGGGATCGGCGGGCAGGTGGTCGGCTTCAAATACAAGCTGGGCATTCAGTACATGCTCTGCCACGGCCCCATCGATGCGCTGATTTCTCTCTACTGCGACAACAAGAATGTGAGGTTCACGCAGACAGGGATGGACCCGGCCATAGTGAATATCAATATGCCGGGTTTGTTTGGCGGGGACCATCAGGGAGGAGGGCTGTCGGGGAACATCGCCCTCTATTACGGCACCCCGACTCAGGGAAGCGACCCATACCTTTCTCAGAAGCAAACGGCGGCGGTCGCCAACCCAACCTATTCCGGCGTGGGCAACGGCGGTCTGGCGTTTCTCGCGCCCGGCCCGAACGCGGTCAACGAAACCATCACCATCACGGCGGAGAATTCCTTCGATGACTACGGGCGGCGCTTCTTTAGCGTGGACGGTACGGTGAGCGGGCATATCGGGCGGGCCGTCGAGACGATTTATTTTCAGGCCGGCCAAATCGTTTTCCTTATCACCGTGGGATCGAGTCGCTACGTGACCGGCGACCAGTACAGCGTGACCACCAGCACGGCCCGCGTCTCTCCGTCCTACCCGAAAATCTGCTACGCAGTTTTCCAGCAGTTCTATGTCGGGACGAGCTCGTACCCGAAGCCCATCAATTTCGTTATTCGGCGTTGCCCGGACCCTCTCGGAATGGGAGCCAGCTTCGCCAATTTGAACGGCGACGCCAACGGCGTTTTCCTGATTATCGAACTCATGACCAACACGGATTACGGCCTGGGATTTTCTCTCGCCAAATTCGACATCCCAAAGTGGCAAGCGGCGGCGACCACCATCAAGAATGAGGACCTGGGCCTCTCGTTCATGTTTGACAGCGAAGCGACGGCGGACGAATTGATTGGAGAAATTTTGCGGCACATCGACGGCGTGGTTTACCGCGACCCGCAGACGGCCCTCTGGACCATCACGCTCGCCCGCGGCGGCTACGATCCGACGACCCTCCCGGTCCTCACCGTGGACAACGCTGACCAAGTGGATTTCTCGCGGGCGAGTTGGATGGAAACCTTTAATAAGGTGCTCGTCGAATTCACCGACCGGCAGGCGATTTTCGGGAAGCGGACTATGCCAGCCTACGACCATGCGAACGTCGCTATCAGCGGATCGGAGCGCCCGGAAACTTTCCAGTTCAACGGCGTCTCCCGCGCCAGTGTCGCGTCCCTGGTCGCCATGCGCGTTCTCAAAACCGTGGATTTCCCTCTCGGAAAACTCACGCTCAAGGTGAACCGCACCGCATGGGGTTTCCGCATGGGCGGCATCTTCCGGTTTACCTGGCTGCCCTACGGAATTTCTAACGAGGTTTTCCGCATCATCCGAATTGCCTACGGGGAAATCGCCAGCGGCCAAATCACCATCGATGCCGTCGAGGATATTTTTGGAATAGGTTACACGGCGTTCCAGGCCCCGCCAGATAGCGGATGGGTGAACCCTACGGGCACCCCTGGCACGGCGGCTTTCGAGCGGCTGGAGGAGGTTCCCTATTGGTTTGCCCAGGACGGCATCCGCGTCTGGACGTTCATGGGACGGCAGGACACCACGGAGTTGAGTTACGACGTTTACCAGGATTTCGGCGCGGGCGATACGTTCACCGTGACCAATCTGAATTTTTGCCCGGTCGGGCATCTCACACTTCCCTATCTCGCGGCAACGCCGGCGCGGGATGCAACGGGTTTCACGATTGACCAGGGCGGAAGCGACCTGGACCAGCTCGCCGGCACCGACACATCCGGGCTTTTTCTTGGCCTCAACATGGCGCTCATCGATGAGGAAATTGTTGCCTGGAGAACCCTCACCATCGGAGGAACCACTTACCAGATTGGCGACGTGTTGCGCGGCCAATTGAATACCGTTCCAGCGGACCATCTGGCGGGAGCACTCGTTTGGTTTTTCACGGCGGGAACCGCCATGACCCAGGCGAATGCTTACGGCAACGATTTGAACGTGAAAGCGAAATTTCTTCCGACCAACCGGAGCGGCCAGTTGCCGATCGCGCAGGCGTCTCAACTCACCTTGCAAACGCGCTCGCGGTATCTGCGGCCCTATCCTCCGGGAAATCTGAGGATCGGCGCAAATCCTTACGGCGTGCGGCCACCCACGATTTCGGGAGACCTCACGTTTGCATGGTCCTCGCGCAACCGTCTCACGCAGACGACCGGCCAAACGATGATTCTGCAGGATGCGGGCGACATTACGCCGGAGAGCGGCACGACCTATAGCGTGGAAATCTGGCTCAACAATGCGCTCGTGAGAAGAATTGACGGCATCACGGCGGAGAGCTACACCTACACGCAAGCGCAGTACACCATCGATGACCCGACCGGGACGCATCCGGTAACGATAAAACTTTTCTCGCACACTGGCGCGGCTGCGCCTGCCGGCCTTGATTCTTTTCAACCCCAATTATTCACGACGCAGATGCATCTCACGCCGCCCGGCACCTACACGTTTGTCCAGTATAAGGAAGCGTTCTCGAACTCAGACACAACTCGTGTGGAGTTCACCAACGCTGTCGCCACACAACAAATAAACGGCGGAACCGTCACGAATCCCAACAATATAATCGACGGCAACGATGCGACGTACTGCGAATTCTATTGCCCGTCTAACCACAGCATTTCTCCGGGCCTCGCGGTACAAGCGAGCGCGACCGTTGACGGTGCGCCGCCAGATGGTGGCGGCACGATTACGTCGATTACCTTTAGCGTTAAATATGAGGTCGTACAGAACGACATCGACGGCGGGCAGGCAGCGCCAGCGTGGAGCATCGCATTAGGGCTAGAATTCCTCGTCGCCCAAGGAGCGGCGGGCGCTGGCCCGGTCGGAGTTACCACTGCCAATCTTAACCTTCCTCTCGATTTTCTCCTCCAGGGGAATCAGCCCATCGACATCGCGACTGAGCAAGTCATCATCAAGGTAAATACTGACCAAGCCGCGACAGTGGGAGCGGTGAAATTGCGAATCTACGCGGCCTATTTCACAGTAGCTCGCTCATCGACTGCCAACGCTATCTATTCTCCAATCTTGCATTTGACGCCCGGGAATTTCGTCGCCGTGGGCCTCGTCATGGGCAATTCAAATGAGCAGACCGCCACCTCGATCACCGACCAGACGAACACACCATTCATTCGCGTCCCTGGCGCGCACGTCTTTAACATTAATGTCTATAACGGCGGTGCTTTGGAAGTCTGGTATCGCCAAAACTGGCAGTCATCGCTTCCGACGCGGCTCAAGGCAACGTGGCCGCAAGGCGGAGGCTATTCCCAAATCAGAATAGGCGAGTACCACGGCATCGCGCTCACCAGTGCCGTTGACAACGCGGGGACCGCTTCGGGCAACGGCGCGAACTCCGTTGGACCCGTGGCGATGTCCCACAATTCCGATTTGATCCTCGCGGTTTGGATGAGCATGAGTAGCGGATGCACGGCGCCGGCGGGATTCACGGACCGCACATCGGGCGGCGCGTCCTTCGAGGACATGCAAACGACGGCGGCGGGCAACGTCACCGTGACGCAGGGCGGATGTTCGCCCAACAACTTTATCGGGGTTGTCGTGGGCTTCATTGCGACGGGATGAACACCTATGACCACATTTGGTTTTGGCGTCCCTCTCGAATGCGTCCCATCGACAGGAAGGGCCAGCGTTGCCGCGTGTTCGCCCGCGCGCCGCGCATGAATTCTATTGGCGTGGAATTCGAGGATGGCTTTCGAGTGGTGACCTCGAGATTCGCGGTTAGACGCGAAAAAAAACGCGATAGGAAGCCCCAGGACGAATTATTTCGGAAGGGCTAAGGGTAAGAACATCAGCCCGGCGTGCGGAGGAGTCCGAAGATTCGGGCTTCGGGGGCCAGAGTCAGACTGCGAATCCGAGCGAACCAAGACAGGGGGATGATGCAACGCCACTGCGCAAACCTGTTGACAAGTGCGCACTTATGTATACACTTGGCCAGGTGCGGTCTTGGCGAAGAAGAAGCGAAAGAGTATAAATGTTATTCTCAGCGCCGATGAATTTCGGAGATTCCAAAAATTCTGCGAACACGGCGGCTACAAGAAGAGTACGCTCGTCGCGCGATTGATTCGGGACCACATGGATGCTCAGAAATTCATGATGCAATCGGAATTACCCTTGGGTCGCCGTCAGTCGGATACTTAACGATATTATGCCGAAAACACAAATCGTACGAAGCGGAACTTTGACCATTCGCAAGCGCAAAAAACGAAGTCCACACGAGCAGCATGTGCTGAGCTTTGCGAGAGACGAGTATCAGGTCGTCTCAATGTTTTCCGGGTGCGGCGGAATGGACCTCGGTTTTCTAGGTGGATTTGAAGTATTTGGCCGACGCTACGAGCGTCATCCGTTCCGAATTACTTGGGCGAACGAACTCAATGAAGCCGCTTGTCGGACCTACAGGCGAAACCTACGGGAGAACGTTCATAACGGCGACGTGTGGGAAGCCCTACCTTCCATGCCCGAAAGAACAGATGTGTTGATCGGCGGTTTTCCTTGCCAAGATATTTCAGTCAACGGGAAGGGCGCTGGCGTAAACGGACGAC